CTGCAAATAAAATACTAAAAGATGTTGGCTGCGACTTCTTGTTTACAAGCATCGAGCATGTAAGTTTACATACAGATTATGTAAATCAATTTAATAATATTACCAACATGTTTTATACTAGTATGGGAGAGGCGTTGGGTTATTCATCTAAAGATAGCCAAGAAACAAGTTGGAGAGAAACACTGCCTAATGATAGACATCCAAGTCCCAGGGAACATGCAACGTATGCCAAAGGGTTATGGAATGATTTACAACTTCCCATTGACTTAGATCACACCGCAATAGATGCACTGGCAGAAGAATCAAACAATTATATATTTAATGTAAGTCAGCATGGAAAAGTATATTATCCTGAGAAAATACCTAGGAATAGATTACCTAATATACAAGATAAAGTTAACACAGGAAACGGCAAATTAAGACATGTCGGAGAAATTTAGTTTAAGTTCCAGTAACGAACATTATAACCAGCCTACTCCACAAGGTAGTATGTTACAATGTTTATTAGATGCAGTAGGGGCAGTACCTAACGTATGGTATGCTGATACATTTAGTCTGCCTAACTTTGGGAATCTTAAGAAGTACTACAGCGGAAGCACTGTGATATTGTATTGTTGGTGGGATCCTGCTGATGACAGAATAAAAAACTTACTTGAAGACATGGACATAAACTTTATTATTATTACCAGTGACCCAGAGTTATCGGCTAAACACAATAAAATAAAAACAGTACCTTGGAAATATCAATATGGGTTTCACTTTAATTTAATTAAAAACACAGCTCCTGCTGTTCCCTGTGACACTGGTATATTCTTGTGCATGATGCGAAACCATAAGCCAGAACGATTATTGTTCTTAGAACAGTTATGGGAATCTGGATTACTAGGAAGTAATCTTGTAAGTTACTTAGGTGAAGTTAATACTAGAGCAATACATGGACGAACGCCTAGGCCTATGCAAGAGATTGTAGCTGAATTGTATCAGGCTGACACTAATTTTACTTACCAGCCCAGTAATAAATTTGCAGAATGGTTAGTAAGCACTATGCCTGTCGTGTTACAGGGTGATGAAACACGAACACACGGAAACAATACAGACTTCTTTACGTGCGGTAATCCAAATTGGTATGCTAATACTCAGTACAGTATAGTGCTAGAAACATACTGGACTAATACAGAGTTCTTAACAGAAAAAACGTTTAAGCCTATTGTAGCCAAACATCCATTTGTAAATTTAGGCAACAACAGTAATAAATTATTAGAGAGTCTAGGATTTGATGTATTTTCAGAGGTGTTTGGCTGTGATTTTTATGACGGGCTTCAAGCACCATTAAAAACTCAAGCAGTTATACCCAAGTTAACAAGTGTGGATATTGACCCAGTACGGTGTGAACTTAATTATCAATGCGGTATGGATTTGCTTAATCAAGCTCGTAACGAGCAGAAATATCTTGCAACTCAGGCAATAAACCTGCTATAATATTAATATGGAATTGCTATTTAATGATAAATCTAGTATATTAATTAAAACTCGTGACTGCCTAGCCTGGTCTGAAGTACATAAGATATATCGGCATCTTCAGCATATTGATATTCCTTTTAAAGCCTGGGACTATCCCAGCTATACATCACAACACAGTTTTAAAAGTTTAGTGGATAAGTTAGCACATTTTGGTAAACTTTTAGATATAGACATAGACATATCACGATGTTTAAGATTAGATCAAACTTACTATAACCTAATACATAAAATATATGAAGATAACTATAACGGAAACCCAACATGGTTAGACTTCCACGAGCATATACATATATGTGAACAAAAAAATCCAAAGATTTCTAGTATATATCGACAAGATTGGCGCGAGCAGGCTGGTCCATTAATAAAAAAAATTAATAAAGACTTGTATACTGATTTGACTACTAAGATAAACGCTGGTGATGTGTTTACACAGTGGGCAGAACTAGGAAAACCTCCTTGCCAATATTGGAAGGATAGTGAGCCTAATAACATTAAGCGTATTTGCGAACTAGCCAAACCCTGGGATAATTTTAACCCTGTGCTTTGTGTAGCCATGCAGGATATAGATCTATTAGACAACATTGATGATAATGGGTTTAACGAATGGTGGAAATTATACGAAAATGATTGGTGTAGACATTGGGGTATTAAAAAATGGTCGATAGAAGACATGTACGGAGTTCTTGTATACGGAACGGTTGACAATATTGCGTTATTAAACTATAATCTTATGAACAACATATCCCCAGTTAGAATTAGTCTATGAATTCTATACAACAAACAGTCTTTGACAACCTTCCCAGGCATAAGCGTGGCCCAAGCGGTTGGTCAAGTTTTAATGCGCCTTGCTGTCCGCATAATGGCGAAAGTTATGATAAGAAAGGCAGAGGCGGTGTTATTACTGATGGCGAGGGTATTAGTTACCATTGTTTTAACTGTGGATACAAGACTGGTTGGAAACCCGGAAGACATATTAGTTACAAGTTCCGTAAACTATTAGATTGGTTGGGCGTAGACGAAAATGAACGACAACGGGCAGTAGTTGAAGCTCTGCGTATTAAAGATACTGTTGTAATAGAGGAGGAAGTACAAGAGCCTGAGTTTACTATTGAGTTTCCAGAGCGTGAACTACCTCAAGATTGTGTGCCATTAACACAAGGCCCAGCAGAGTTACTGGAATATGCACAACAAAGACAGATGCCAGTAAAAGAGTTATTGTGGAGTAATACTAAACCTGCTAGAATGTATAAGCGTATCATTATTCCTTGTACTTGGCAAGGGCGTGTTATAGGCTCAACAGCAAGAGCTGCAGATAATGAGACCAAACCCAAATACTTTAATAACTATGAGAGCAACTACGTTTACGGAATAGACAGACAAATCCCAGGAGGAAAGTTTAGTGTTGTATGTGAAGGAATTATCGATGCGCTCACTATTGGTGGTGTTGCTACACTTACCAATAGATGCAATGACACCCAGGCACAAATTATTGATACACTGGGCAGGGAAATTGTGTTGGTACCTGACAGAGACAAAGCAGGACAAAAGTTAATAGACGATGCACTAGAGTATGGATGGAGTGTTAGTTTCCCAGAGTGGGAGGCTGATGTTAAAGACATTAATGCCGCTGTTATACGATACGGTCGTTTGTTTACGTTAAAGAGTATTATTGATGCTAAACAAACTAATAGATTAAAAATTAATTTGATGAGGAAACGCCTTGGTTAGTTTACATGTAGAACCAACGAGTAGATGTACATTGGCCTGTCCGAGATGTGAAAGGACAGAGTTATTATCTAAATTTGGTAAAAAGGCATTGCCTATTAACGACCTTGATGTTAAAGATTTTAAAACTTTTATTGATGTCGACATAGATAATATTCTCTTTTGTGGTAACTTAGGAGATCCAATATACCATGCCAACTTTTTAGAGTTAGTAAAAGTAAGTAAACTAGTTGCTAACTCTGTTAAAATTACTACCAATGGCAGCCGTAAAAGCAAATCATGGTGGATACAACTTAATGAGATACTAGACGACAAAGACACAGTAACATTTAGCATTGACGGTACTCCAGATAACTTTACACGTTATCGTATTAACGGAGATTGGTCTAGCATTCGGGTTGGTATAGACGAATGCGTATTAGGCCCAGCAAGAGTAGTATGGAAATATATCCCATTTAAGTTTAATGAAAATGATATAGAATCTACACGGTTACTATCAAATAAATTAGGAATAGACGAGTTTAAAGTTGATCCTAGTGACAGATGGAATGACAAAGACGAGAGTATTGACACCCAACGGCCTACGATAGAATCGTTAGTAAGTGCCAAGGATATTGTAAAAAGAAGCTTCGAAACTACTACATCAAGAGATTTTATTATAGATCCTAAATGTAAGAATAACATAATGCATTTTATTAGCAGTGACGGATACTATTCGCCATGCTGTTATAGCAAACACTTTGACTTTCATTATAAGAGTCAATGGCATAAGAATAAAGAGGCTTATAATATTAAAACTAGTAAATTAAGTGATCAAATTAGCATGTTTGATAGTTTCTATGCTACAATACAGATTACTAGACCAGATTATTGTATCTTTAACTGTGGAAAATGTGAGGAAAGTTAATGGCTAAAGAGTATTCTGCAGACTTACAGAAGTTATTCTTAGAAATGATGATGCAGGATGCACAGAATTATGTCAGAGTGCAAAACATCTTTAATCCAGAAAACTTTGATAGAAGTCTTAAAGAGACAGCAACATTTATCGCAGAGCATAGCACAAAGCATGCCACATTGCCTACCTATGAAATGGTTAAGGCAACCGTAGGTGTAGAGTTAAAGCCTATCCCTGATATGTTAGATGGCCATAATGATTGGTTTATGATGGAGTTTGAGAGTTTTACAAAGCGCCAAGAACTAGAACGTGCAATCCTTAAAAGTGCAGACATGTTAGAGAAAGGCGAGTATGACCCAGTTGAGAAACTAATTAAAGATGCGGTACAAATTAGCTTAACCAGAGACATGGGAACAGATTACTTCCATGATCCCAAGACTCGCATTGATGCTTACTACAACAGTGGTGGCCAGGTAAGCACTGGTTGGACTGCCATGGATAGGATATTGTATGGTGGATTTAGCAAAGGCGAACTTAACATCTTTGCAGGTGGATCAGGATCAGGCAAGAGTTTAGTATTAATGAACATTGCTCTTAACTGGGTACTACAAGGACTTAGTGGTGTATATATTTCGTTAGAACTTAGTGAAGCACTAACTAGTTTGCGCACAGATGCAATGCTATCCAATATGAGTACAAAAGATATCCGCAGGGACATGGATACAACTACTATGAAAGTTAAGATGGTAGGCAAAAAGTCTGGAAAGTATCGTGTTAAGGCATTGTCAGCACAAAGCAACATTAATGACATACGTGCATACTTAAAAGAAGTGCAAGTACAAACAGGAATGCCAATTGACTTTGTTATGGTTGATTATTTAGATTTGTTAATGCCAGTTAGTGCCAAGGTAAGTCCCAATGACTTGTTTGTTAAAGACAAGTATGTCAGTGAAGAATTGCGCAACCTAGCAAAAGAACTTGATATCCTAATGGTAACAGCGAGTCAGTTAAACCGGAGCGCAGTGGAAGAGATTGAGTTTGACCATAGCCATATTAGTGGCGGCATAAGTAAAATTAACACTGCTGATAACGTGTTCGGTATCTTTACAAGTCGTGCAATGCGTGAACGTGGTCGTTATCAGATACAATGTATGAAGTCACGTAGTAGTACTGGTGTTGGTATGAAAATAGATTTAGATTACAATATTGACACAATGCGTATGACAGACTTGCCTGATGACGGCACTGACAATCGCCCACAAGGAAACATCATGGATCAAATTAAGAGCAGCCCGGCAACCGGCAATACAGACGAGAGCAAGGTTACTGCAACTGTGCAAAGCAGTAAACTTAAAAACATGCTTGCTGGGTTAAAGCAGAATAACTAAACTATAATGGAGAACATAGAGTTCCAGCTTAAATTTAAATATACATATGACGATATTCTGCCAGATATTCGTATCTATGTTGACGACGATCTTAAAATGGTAACTCAAAACGAAGAGCATTGTAAATTTTGGCACGAGTGTAATTTTAGCGACCATGTATTACGAATAGAACGTACTGGAAAAACAAATAGATGCCCAGAGCAAACTGTAGAACTAAAACAAGTAGTTGTAGACGGGATAGATATTAGAAATATACTTTGGATTAAAAGTTACAACGAAAATTACTGGCCAGAACCCTGGGCCACGCAACAACGTGAAGCGGGTGAAGATTTGGAAAAATACATAGAAGCTGAATTGCTATTTGGACATAACTGTACATGGAGATTACCATTTACTAGCCCTTTTTACAATTACGTAATAGATTGGTGCCGATAATGTACGATATTAATAAAGTAACACCAAAGATCCAAACTGTTTCTGACAAATATATCTTAAGTCTCAAGGATAAATGGTTTCAAGATACCCATGCACACATAACTTGGAAAGAATATGTTCCGCAAGCACAGGAATGGTTTCTCGGTTCTAAGTTAGTTGATCTTCATGGCACTGGACAATTTCCTTATGTTGATGTTACCTGCGGCAATACACAGTTTATTGAAAGTTTTGTGTTAAAATATGGCTGGGATGGCTTTCAAATACTTAATAGAGAATATGCTTATTACGGACTAATGGGTAAGCATGGTGTAGAGCTTGAAGAGCTAGAGCCTAACAAGCCAATGATTATTACACTGCCAGACTTTATCACAGGCGAAATACGCTGGGAATGGAACGAATTATTGCGCATTGCAGAAGATCGCAATATTAACTTACATCTAGATTTTGCATGGACGATAATGGCACGTGATATTGCTATTGATTTAACTCATCCGCGTATACAGAGTTTTGGTATAAGCATGACTAAACTTAGTTTAAATTGGAATCGTGTTGGGTTACGCTGGAGTAGACAACGCACAATGGATGGGATTACTATCCTTAATCATTATTATAAATCTGATATTAATACCAATTTATTCAGTTGCGGATCATTTTTAATGAATCATATAGATAGAGATTATGGTTGGAACACATACGGTGCATTAAATAAAGACATATGCGAAAAATTAAACTTAAAGCAAACTAAATTTGTTCATTGTGTGCATAATCCTAAACAAGATAATACTGGGTTGCATTGCATTACTCCGTTGTTAGTTAAACATGCTTAACGTATACAATCACTGGGATAAATTAAAGACATGCATTGTAGGCCGTACATACGGGCCTGACTTCTATAGTTTTGTAAAAGACCCGGCCGTTAGGAAGTCCATGTGTGTTATTGCAGAACAAACAGAAGAAGACCTGGCAAATCTATGTAACCAATTACGTAAATTTGATGTTACAGTTATTCGTCCCAGTGTTACAGATAATTATTTGGATGTAAAATATGGAAAAAAGATATTACCAGCACCATTAACACCCAGAGATTATACTGCCGTAATAGACGACAAAGTTTT